GCACGCCGGAGGAGGACGCCGAGTGGGAGGCAGAGAAGCGCCTCGAGCACGACGCCGACCGCTGCTGCGGCCACGACTGGAGCAACATCTGACCATGGCCGAGTTCCGCCCATACCAGCAGGAGGCTGCCCGCCGACTCTCGGAGATTCTCTCTGAGAGGGGTTTTGCCCTTGATGCCTCTGACACCGGCATCGGCAAGACCTTCACGGCCATTGCCACGGCACTCGAGTTCGAAGACCAGGACGGGCACATTCCGCGGATCGCCGTGATCTGCCGCGCCCGCGCCATCACAAAGTGGAAGGTCGCCCTCGGGCAATTCGGCATCGTGCCAGAGTTTGTCATGAGCTGGGAAAAGGCCCGCGGCGGCCGCAACGAGGACTTCATCCCGATCCGCAACCGACTCGGCCGCGTCCGCGCCTTCAATTTTGTCATGCCCCATCCGATGATCCTCATCATCGACGAGATCCATGCCGGCGGAGGTCTCAAGAGTCAGAACGCCGAGCTCGTCATCGCGGCGCAGCGAAATCCGAATGTCCTCGTGCTCGGCCTCTCTGCGACTCCGGCAGACTCGCCCCTCAAGATGCGAGCCCTCGGCTTCTGCACCGGAATGCACCGGCTCGACAACGACTTCTGGAACTGGTGCCGCAGGAACGGCTGCGTGCGCAGTCCGTTCGGTGGTCTCTACTTCCGCAAGGGAGACCGTGACCGAGTGCTCGGCGACATCCACCGGACTCTCTTCGACGGTCCCGACTGCTGGGGACTCCGTCTCCGCAAGAAAGATCTCTTTGAGGCCGGACAGTTCCCCGAGGCCCAGACCACGGTCGAGCTGTGGGATCTTCCAGATTCCCCGCCGTCCTGGCTCGGATCCTGGCTCAGTCTGGTCGACGACGACGAGCAGGCCGACGTGGAGCGTCACGAGGGAAATCCCAGTCCCGGCATCCTCGCGATTCGAGACCGGCAGCGCGCCGAGCTCTTCAAGGTCCCGGCCCTGATCGAGGAGATCGAGGACCGGTTCGAGGAAGGCGAGTCCGTCATCGTGTTTGTCCAGTTCACCAGGACGATCCAGGTCATCTCCGAGCGTCTCGGCACGATTGACCATAGGGTGCTCGACGGCAAGAGGTCTCGGCGCGACCAGGAGGCGGCCGTGCATGATTTCCAGTCCGGCCTGGTCAGGGTCCTGGTCTGCCAGGTCGACGCGGGATCCGAGTCGATCGACCTGCACGACACGCACGGGTCGAGACCTCGCCACGTGATCGTGTTCCCGACCTACAAGGCCGTGACCCTCATCCAGGTCCTTGGTCGGGCCGTCCGATCGGGAGCCAAGAGTCCCGTCGTCCAGCGCATCGTCTACTCGTCGACCGGCATCGAGTCGAAGATAGCCAGGGCCGTGGAGCGCCGACTCGAGAACCTTTCCTTGCTGACAGATGGTGAACTCAACATGGAGGGAATGATATGAAACGAATGATCGATCGAATCGTCGGCTGGCTCGACAGGGCCAGTGAGTGCCCCAGGCTTCATGCCGCGGGATTCCGCTTCTGCCATGAGCAGTCTCGGTGGATGCTGGAAGACCGGGTCTTTCCGACTCGCCACTCGGCCATGGAACACCTGCGTGACCTCACGGTCAGGGCCGCTCTCAGGAGGATGGCGTCATGACGCGGGGATTCAGTCTCAACGCCGTGCTTGCGGCCCTGTGCCTGTTCTGGGCGGCCGCCGTGTCGCTCGCGATCCTGCATCTCGGATCTCGCCACCGTCCAGAACCTGATCTCAGTCTCTGTCCACTGTGCAGCAGACCTGTTCCTCCATCGCAGACAGAGTGGCAGCTTCATCCAGAGACTCCATGAACTGCCAGATCGGATCACTGCCTCGGCACCAGTATGTCTGGGTCGACTCGAGATTCACCCACGAGGAGCCGTGCGGCTTCGTGCCCGCCGTCTGGTTTGGTCTCGTCTCGATCCCGGGTCGTGCCTGGGGCTGCAACGTCATGTTTGAATCTGGAGCCGTCTACCGCTCGGTGCCGCCGCACGCGATCGCGTTCAGCGAGAATCCCGAGACCGACTGGGAGATCGACGACGCCGAGCTGTGGGACTGCTACGGATACGACTGGCACGCGACCGAATACACCTATCTCCGTGGCCTCAAGTGCGATGCCATCATCAAGGGAGAAGATCATCCGGGCACGTATCTCTTTACCGCAGTCCCGATCGGCGACGGCTTTTCCGACGCGCCCGACCAGGCGAAGGAATTCATGTTCATCTGGCTCGACAACGACCGCCTCACGATTCAGCCGACGAACCGCGTTCTCTTTGAGGACCGCAGCTTCACCGATGCGTCTCATGGAGTGCCGCGTCTTCGCCTGCAGAGCGAGATCTATTCCTGCGAGTGATGAAAAGTTTTCTGCGCAGAAAATATGCATTTACTTGGCAGCCAGCCACGATAATGTCGCGCATGTCATGAGTATCCATCTTCGCCCAACTGTCGACGAGTATGCGATGGTCCTGGCCTGTGCCGCTGCCCTCCGTTCCGAGGATCCCAGTCGCAAGGTCGGAGCCGTCGCGCTCGATCATGAGAACCGCGTCATCGCCACCGCCTACAACGGACTCCCATCTGGATGGGACGTCGCCGACGACTGGTGGCAGAACGACGACCAGCGCCGCAAGTTTGTCGTGCACGCCGAGTCCAATCTCTGCAGCCTGACCCACCGCGGAGCCGTCAGGACCGTCGCCTGCACGACGATCCCGTGCGGTCCCTGCGCGCTCAATCTCATCGCGCACGGCGTCAAGCGCGTCGTCTATGGTCTGACCTATCCGCGCGACGTCGCCGGCATGGAGATTCTCGACGAATACGGCGTCGAGCTCATCCACATGCCACTCAACCACATCAAGAGCTACATCACTCGCCTCTCCGATTCCCATGAACTCCCAGGTTGATCACACGTCACGAGGCCACTCGCGCATCAGTCCGTCAAGGCTGAAGCCGCTGCAGATCTGCCCCGGCTACGAGTCCGACGACACGCCGTCTGCGGCAGCCGCTCGCGGAACCACGCTGCATGAGGTCATGGACACCGGCAAGATTCCTGCCACGCTGACAGACGAGGACCGCGAGGTCGCAGAGCAGACGCTCGCCCTGCTCGCCGACGCCGAGAGTCAGTCACCTTATGAGCCTCTGAAGGAGGTCGAGCTCGACTTTCGACCCCTCAAGTTCCGTGACTTCGACAAGGGGCATGCCGACCGGGTCATCGTGCTCGAGGCAGACGCCGACCACGAGCCGGTCTCTGTCGAGCTGATCGACTTCAAGTTTGGCCGCTGGGAGGTCGACCATGTGTCAGAGAACATCCAGTTCCGGGCCTACGCCCTCGGTCTGTTCATCCTGTTTCCGACCATCGAGAAGATCCGAGTCCGCCTGATTCAGCCGGCCCTGAAGGTCGACGACACGCACCTTTTCACCCGCAAGAAGGACTATGAGGTGATCGTGTCGCAGGTCGGAGCAATTGTTCGTCGCCGCCACCGGTGGCTGGAGACACAGGACAACGACATGCTGCGTCCGCATCCAGACATCTGTGGCTTCTGCGCCCGCCAGGCCAGCTGCTCGGCGTGGCAGCGCTACATGGTCAAGCTCGCCAACGACGCAGATCTGTTTGGCCACGAGATCGCGCCTCTCACGAGCCTCGAGTCGCCCGAGACCGCCGACCCAGAGGAGGTCGTCAGGGCGTTTCGCTGGATCAAGCCCATGGAGGACTATCTCAAGAAGTTCAAGCGTTTCGTGCTGGCAGTCCATGACGCGGGCCGACTGTCCGAGGGAGTCACAATCGTCGAGAAGTCTGGGGACACCTCAATCGTCGATCCCATCGCCGCGGCGAAGCTCTTGGAGTCTGAATTTGGCGTCACGTTTGACGAATTCTTGTCGGCCTGCGATGTCTCGGTCACGAAGATCAAGCAGCTCGTGGGTCAGCACGCAAAGACCGGAGAAAAGGGCGGCATGCAGTCGCTCGCGGTCGACCGGCTCCACGAGACCGGACTAATCCAGCACGGCGCCAGAGTGCGCTATGCACAACTCAGCAGGGGGAAAAAATCATGAGCAGAGAAGAGGCAATGCAAAAATTTCACGAGGTGCTGCACGAGATGCTGCCAGAACTGGGAGTCATCACCGAGGACACCGACATGCTCGACGACCTCGGTCTGCTCGATCTCGACCTCATCGAGGTGCAGCTCATGCTCGAGGAAAAATTTTCGATCCAGCTCGACGACGCGGACACTGATGCCATTGGCATCGGCAACTACCGAGTCGGCGACTGGCTCGACAGGATCATGACGATCCGAACACAGCAAGAACAACAAACCAAGGAAACCAAATAAAATGGCACTGATACAGAAACTGTCTCTCCGTCGCAAGACGGCCGAGACTCCGAAGACATCCGACGCGCCCGTCGCCGAGGAAACACCAGTCGAGACACCCGAGGTGTCCGAAACACCGCAGCCCGCTGCACAGCCCGCGAAGCGCCTGATCACCAAGAAGGCACTCGCCCCGGAACCCGATGAGGACATCATCGAGGCCGAGGTCGAGCCGGCTCCCGCGCCATCGAAGAAACTGGCGACTCGCCAGCCCATCATCGAGGCAGACGAGGACGATGTCGCATCCGAGACGGCCGTCGTGTCCTACCGCCCCATGGCGATGGGTCAGATCGACGGAGCCATCTCCGAGCGCGATCTCATGCGCCCGCGCGTCAACATGGTGCAGTCCAACAGCTCGGATCTCGAGTCGAAGGGTTTCACCGTCGGACAGATCGTCGTCAATGGCGAGGTCCTCGTGTGGGACAAGGGCTACGACCCGCTCAACCTGATCCTCATGACCGGGCGCAAGAAGTTCATCCAGCGCCTGACCGACGAGGAATACAAGGATGGCGTCACCCCGATGATCTTCGACTCGCCGAAGGACGCGGAGAGCGCCGGATTCTCGACCAACTGGGACGGCAAGGAACCTCCCACGGCCGACCCGGGACTGTTCTGCCTCTTCCTGCTCGAGCAGCCCGAATACATCGAGCCAGACCCGATCTTCAGCCTCGAGCACGCGGAGCGCAAGTTCTGTCTGGCTGAAATGAAGTTCACCGGCGTCAACTATCGTGCGGCCACGGCGGCGCGCTGGCTGATGACTCAGTCGCAGACCAGCCTGATCCCCGATACCCGCATGTTCATGCTCGGACTCACCTGCAGCCGTGAGAAGCAGAAGTCCGGCAACATCGTGACCGTGGCCAACTTCAAGAATCTCGGACGCCACAAGGATCCGGGCTTCGCCGAGTGGGTCCTCAGTCTGGGATAAACATTTGGGTGACCGGGCGTCCTCTTTGCAGTGGCGCGCCCGGCAGCTCATGACACCCGCGCTGGCAGACCGCGGCCAAAACGTCTGCCCCACTTTCATGCTTCTTCCGCATCTTCCATTTCATGTCCACCGTGTCCTCGTGACCGACTGCGAGTTCAAGAAGAACCGCCAGCCGATCGGGGTCATCTACAGGTTTCTCGCGAACCTCACCGATGTCGCGACGATTCCCCGTCTCGACGTCACCAATGTCATCATCGGGGGACCGACGACCAGGTCTGAGCCATGGATCTGGCGGGCCGCCGCCGAGAATCCGGCCGTCTGTGTCTCTGTCGAGGAGACGTCCGACGCCGGCGCGACTTCTCTCGAGGCCGAGGCCCGCAAGGCCTGGCAGTCGATGGCCGAAGAGTTTCAGCGCCGCGGACACTGGATGTCGCTCATTGGACTCCATGAGGATATCGTCATGCGGGCCGCCGAGCCGTTCCATCTGCGCGCCATCGAGATCCGCACGATGCATGACGACATGCTTGCTCGCATGTTCGCGACCGGCTCTGCCGAGATCGCCAGGGTCGCGTCGATGCTGCACTCGATCGAAGAAAAACAGCAGGACCGCGAGCCAGAGTTCAAGACCACCCTGCAGAGGTTCATGTGGCCCGTCGTCGATGAGCTTCCAGACTGGGCCCAGAAGAGATATGACGAGGCACTCGCCGGCGGATACACAGTCCTGCAGAGCCGCTTCGCGCCACAGGAGGAGATGAGCGAATGACCAGAGATCACGTCGCCGTCGACTTCGAGAGCAGCTTTTTCCCCAAGAAGAAGATCGGGCTGCGCAACATGGGTGTCGACCAGTATCTCCGGCATCCCGAGGTCGAGATCTATCTCGTGGCAGTCCACGCCGAGGAGGGCTCGTTTGTCGGTCATCCCTCAGAGTTTGACTGGGAGTCGATCAATGACCGAACCTGGGTCAGCCACAACGCCGCGTTCGATGCCCGCGTCTGGCGACGCTATCAGGAACTTCATCCAGAGGTCCAGGACATCGATCCATCGGAATGGCACTGCACCGCGAACCTGTCATGCTGGCTCGGGCATCCCAGAGATCTCAAGAAGTCCTGCTTGGCCATGTTCAACGTCGACGTGTCAAAGGATGCCCGCAAGAAGATGGAGAACAAGACATACCGCGAGCTGCGAGTCAGTCCCGACTGGCGAGAGGTTGTCGAATATGCCGAGCGAGACGCCGAGTGGTGCTGGAAGATCTGGGAGTCCCACGCGCATCTGTGGCCAGACGCCGAGAAGAAGATCAGCCTCATGACCACCCTGCAGTGTCTGCGTGGACTTCCCGCCGACCGCGAGTATCTTGACCGGTCGATCCAGACACTCGACCGCGCCTGCTGGGAGGCCAGAAACCTCCTGCCCTGGGCCAACGGCAAGGCCGAGGAGCGCGCCGTCCTTTCTCCGATCGCCGTCGCCGAGGAGTGCCGCAAGCTCGGGATCACTCCCCCGAAGTCGCTCGCCGAGGATTCGACCGACTGCCAGCGCTGGGAAGACGAGCATCCCGAGATCCCGTGGGTGCGCGAGATGCGCCGGTATCGCAAGGCCAATCTTCTCATGACCAAGCTCATGACGATGCGTGACCGCATCCGCCCAGACGGCCGGATTGACTTCAGTCAGAAATACTGCGGAGCCCACACCAAGCGCACCAGTGGAGACCAGGGCTTCAACGTCCAGGGATTCCAGCGAGATCCTTTCGAGGGAGTCGACATGCGCCGCGCCATCCACGCGATGCACGGCGGCCAGATCGTGATCGCCGACCTGGCACAGATCGAGCCGCGCACTCTTGCCTGGCTCGTCGACGACGAGCGCAAGATCGAGATGATCAACCGCGGCATCTCAGTCTACCAGGTCCATGCGATCCAGACGCTCAACTGGAAGGGCACCAGCCTCAAGAAGGAGGATCCCAACCTCTATGCGATGTGCAAGATGCGTGTCCTTGGTCTTTCTTACGGCTGCGGCGCCGAGCGCTTCGTCGATTACTGCTGGAACCAGTATGGCCACCGAATCTCTCTCAGAGACGCCAAGCTGCAGGTCGGCGACTTCCGCCGCAAGGAGCGACTCATCGTGGATTTCTGGAACCGCATCCAGCGCAGGTTCGAGACGTCCGTTGGCCAGGACCTCGAGATCGACCTGCCGTCATGGAACACGATGCGCTACCGCGACGTCCGCCGCGACAAGGGGCAGCTCACCGCCACCCTGGCGACCGGCCGGGTCAACCGCATGTGGGGAAGTCTTGGAGTGGAAAACATCATCCAGGCGACGGCCCGCGACTGCTTCTACGAGAAGCTTCTCAAGATCGAGGAGGCCGGAATCCCGACTCTCTTCGCCGTGCACGACGAGGTCGTGACCGACGAGATTCCCGCCGACCAGGTCGACGACGCCCTCGAGACCGTCAGAGAGATCATGGCCCAGGAATGTGAATGGATGCCAGGAATCGCTCTCGACTCGGAGGCCCACGCGAGTCCGCACTATCTCAAATGAACCCAAACCACAACACCAAGAAGTCACCCGACATCGATGAGGTCAACATGCGCGACGTGCTTGTCATGTTCTGCGCCGCCGGAATCCTGTCGGGCAAGATCAGCGTCAACCCAACCAAGGCCATCGATCTCGCGATCGAGGCGGCCGACCACTACCTCGAGAAGAGGGCCCAGTCATGACCGAGCCAAGATCACTCCCAGATCCGCTGCCGCACTTCACCGTCATGGCCGTGCCCTATGATCCGATCACCCGAATGGTTGCGATGATGTGGCGCGGCGACCGCGTCCGCTCTGCCAAGAACTGCCTGTCGACCCCGGCGGGACTTCTTGAGCATGGCGAACCGTTCGAGGAGGGTCTTCTTCGTGAGCTCCGCGAGGAGATGGCGATCGAGCCAGACAACTGCTTCCGTGTCGAGTTTCAGACGATCTACCGCAATGACAATGGGGATGGTCTGGACTGGGTGATCGGTGTATGGTCTGTCGCCGCCCGTGATCTCCAGCTCGTCGCCCGCAACGTCGAGCCCGACAAGCACGACTACCTTGTCTTCATGTCACTCGATGATCTCGCCTCGCCCAATCCCATGCTTGACGGAAAGCCGGCGATGTTCGCGAGCTCTCTTCAGCCAGTTCTCAGGACCGTCGCCAAGCGCCTGATCCAGACCCTATGAAGCGCCACCCGATCATTGTCCTTGAGGGACCCGATGCCGTCGGCAAGACGACGTGGGGACGCGAATACATGCGCCAGACCGGGGCCCGCTACCTGCATCTTCCGCTGCGCAAGAGAATGTATGAGCATCAGGCGATGTCTCTCGCCCTGGCAGTCCACTGGTCGATCGAGAAGCCCGTCTTGATCGACAGACACTGGCCCTCGGAGCAGCTGTATGCCGCCGCCTACCGTGGCGGGTCACCGATCTCTGCCGAGGCCGCCGTTCTCGATCGGGTCATGTCGTGTCTCGGAGTGACCTATGTCGTCTGTCTGCTCTCGAGTCCCGAACGGATGTTTGAGTCGCTGCGTCGCTCCCGCGAGGAACGTCATGAGATGTATGAGCCAGACGATCGCTACCGCGACCTGGTCTGCTGCTATTTTGACTGGTGGCACGGAACCGACCACACCACGACCAATCTCGGCCACTGCGAGACACTACGTGGATTCGGCAACGCTCGTCCCCTGATGGCACACCTCTATGACTACGAGCAGATGGGACAGACGTCTCATGACATGTCCATGCACGTCCAGGACGTCCAGGACATTGCCTCGGCCATGCTCGAGGCGACTGACTTCAACGTGCATGCCGAGGACCTCGTGAAAGATCGCGTGCTTCTTCTCAACGAACTGAATCTCATCAAATGAACAACGACAAGATCCCAAAGACCGCCACCGAGGCGTGGCTTCAGCTCATCGCAGACGTGTCTCTCAACGGCCGTCGATACAGTCCACGCGGCATGCCGGTCCGCGAGATCATCAACAACACGGTGGCAGTCGACATGGCGTTTCCGGTCGTTCTGACAAAGAAGCGCCGGCTGAGCTACCGCTTCATGGCGGCCGAGGCCTGGTGGATTCTTGCCGGCCGCCGCGACGTCGAATCGATCGGACGATACTGCTCGGCGATCAAGAAGTTTTCCGACGACGGGGAGACATTCTTTGGGGCCTACGGACCCAAGATCGCGCGGCAGGTCGAATACGTCGTGAACACGCTCAAGAGAGACCGCGACACGCGCCAGGCAGTTCTCACGATATGGAGAGAGAATCCGCCGCACACGAAGGACGTGCCCTGCACGGTGGCCGTCCAGTGGCTGATCCGCGACGGGCTGCTCCACTGCATCGACACGATGCGTTCAAGTGACGTCTGGCTCGGGTTTCCGTATGATGTCTTCAACTTCTCGATGCTGTCGTGGCACATTCTCGAGGCGCTGCGCGACGAGGGCATGGACCTCCAGCTCGGCACCCTGCATCTCAACGCCGGATCTCATCACATCTACGAGAAGGATCTCGAGACCCTTTCCGGCTGGCACAACCACGACTGGTCAGAGGGACATGACTTTGATGCCGTCGCTGGTCATCGAATTGAGCGCGGCTTTGTCCACGGCTACCTTGCCGCGATCATCGGCGAGTATTCCGTCACCCCGAATCTCAACGAGCCTCATGGATTTTTTAAGTCCTTTGAGGATCGTCTCCTGAACACAAACAACCAACCCACAAAATAAAACGTCATGGCAAACAAAAGAGGAAAAACCGTAGACACGACATTCTTGTCGCTCGACACCGCCGAGAAACGCGGATTCTTGCATCGCGACTACATCGCCCACTGTCTGAGATGGAGCCACATCATGCGCCGCCTGTCAGAGGGCAAGGCCTATGCCGAGGCGACCATTCTCGACGTCGGCTGCGGCCGTGAACTCCCGATGGCAAAGACGCTCTACAGCTCTCGCTACATCCCGAAGCGCTACATTGGGATCGACGTCGGGCCGATCCTCGACGAGGCGATCGAGGTGTTCCACTCGGGCAAGTTTCCGCTCGAGGCATACGAGAAGACCGACATCTGCGACGCGACCGACGAGTTTGCCAACCAGGTCGACATCATCGTGTGTCTCGAGGTCCTTGAACACGTCGAACCGGAGCACATGCTCCGCATGCTTGACTCGTTCAGAGAGATGCTGAAAAAGGACGGGCGCGCCTTCATCTCGACTCCCTGCTGGGACGTCAAGACCTGTGCCGACAACCACGTCAACGAGATGCGTCACGAGACTCTCGGGGCCGTCTTCGAGCGCGAGGGCTGGATGATCCAGGCCGTCCACGGGACATTCGCCTCGATCAAGGACTACAAGGAAGAATTCACGCCGGCCCAGCGCGAGATCTTCGAGCGTCTTCGCGGCTACTACGACACCAACTACCTGGCCACGATCTTTGCCCCGATGTTCCCGCGGCAGTCCCGCAACTGCATCTGGGAGATCGTCGATTCTGGGAAGAATCCCGAGCTCGTGGAGTCCTATGAGTGTCAGTATCCCGAGATCACGGAGGTTCCGGAGCCCTGGGGGTCGTCAGAAAACTGGAAAGAACTCGCTCGGTGAAGTCGACATTTCACAGCGACAGCCAGCCAACCTACAATCGAGCACGTCATGAGCCTCGCCCACACCACCGTCATCTTCCTGCAGAACCCATGGTTTCCGCCTGAGACAGACCCCGCGATTCTGCAGTCCTACATGCACGACGTCCAGTTCCGCCGCGAACTTCTCGCGACGACGATGACCGGACGTCGCCTTCTTGGCCTGTTCGGCCCGATGTTTCACGACATCTGGTGGGACAACGCGCATCCTCAGCCCCTGCTCGGCGACCACCGGGCCGCCGGAGATCCCGACCACGAGCACATGCTGCGAGTCATTCTCGAGCAGCGCCCGAAGACCATCGGGGTTCTCGGAAGGCGCGCGGCCGCGGGCATTGACCGGCTTCGACAGGAGATGCCGCTGTTTTTCTGGGATGACCAGTTTCTGGGAGCCCGCATCGTGGAAGCCCGGCATCCCAATGCCATGGGCTGCACCACCGAGGAACTCGAGAAGTTCAGCAACATTGTCATCAACCGCGCCATCGGCTGTGTCGGCGTATGAAGTTCCCGTGCATCACGAATCTCGTCACGCAGGACGTGGAGATGCTCAGGCCCTGGGAGTTTGTTTCCGAGGTGCCCAAGTTCAAGACCAAGCGACTCTACAAGGAATGGCTCGCGCAGGACACGACCGAGCACTGCCTCTATTGCGGCTTCACGGGGCTCATCCCGAGCCTGCGGCTGCACAAGGACGCAAATCCGGTCCATTCCATCCACGCCCTGGTGGCCGACTACGATTCCGAGATTGACATCTCTGACCTCGAGTCGATGCTGGGCAGGTGCGATGCCACTCCGCCGACCTGGGCCCACAGGACACCATCCGGGGGAGCCAGACTGGTGTGGATTCTGGACCGCCCGGTTCTTGTCGCGTCGGGATCTGTCCTGATCAAGACGCTCAGGGCGGCGGCCAAGTCGCTCGACCTGCGTGGCCTCCTGCCCGGCTTCGACTTCGACTCGGCCTTTCTCAACCCGACCATCTACTACGACGTCGGCCGCGACTGGATGGAGATCGATGGGGCGCCGCCCCTCGATGCCGCGGTCGTCGAGGGCTGGATGCTGAAGTCATCCGAGTCAGTCAAGTGGACCGGCGACTCGATCCCGCTCGACGTTCTCGAGAACGAGCTCCATCAGCGCTTTCCCGGTCGCTGGAACGGACCCTTTGTCGAGGGATCTCGAGGAGTGCGGTTCTGGGACCCGATGGCAGACAACCCGACTGCCGCGATCGTCAGGCCAACCGGGATGCAGTGCTTCACCGGCTCGTCTGGCTTCGTGCCGTGGTCGAAGATCTTCGGAAGTCGCTTCGTTGAGCAGTTCACGTCGAGCAGGCTCAGCGAGGTGATCGACGGAGTCTGGTATGACGGCAAGAACTACTGGTATCAGTCGGCCGACGGCAAGTGGGAGGCGCGTGCCGAGAGGGAGATGGGTCGCTGGCTCAAGGTCGAGCAGGGGCTGGCCGCCGAGAAAGAAAAGAACGCGACCTTCTCAGAAGTCGAGCACGCGCTCTTCACGGTCGACCAGCACAGGCGCGTCGTGGGAGCGGCCCCGTTCGTCTACCTGCCGCCGGGCATGATCGAGTTCATGGGCAAGCGAGTCCTCAACACGGCCAGGGTCATGCCGCTCAGGCCGGCCGAATCGGTCGCCGACTGGGGAGACCGCTTTCCGTGGCTCAGTGGATTTCTTGAGAAGTTCTTTGACAACGACGAGCAGCTGCTCTATTTTCTGTCGTGGCTCAAGAGGTTCTACTGCTCGGCGCTCGACGGGGCCCCGAAGCAGGGACAGGCCCTGTTCATCGCCGGTGAGCCCGGGCAGGGCAAGACCCTGCTGTCCAACAGGATCGTCTCTGGTCTGGTCGGAGGTCACCAGGACGCGACCCAGTTTCTTCTGGGAGCATCCTCGTTCAACAAGGAGCTGTTCCATCACGGCCTGTGGTCAGTCGACGACGCGACGCCCGGCGACAGCTCGGCAGACCACAAGAAGTTCTCGAGCCTGCTCAAGAAGGTCACGGCCAACACGACCTTTGAATACCATGCCAAGTTCCAGGATTCGGTCATGGTCGAGTGGACTGGCCGCGTGATCATCACCGGAAACCTCGACGCCGAGTCGCTCCGCATCCTGCCTGATCTCGACACGTCGATCCTTGACAAGATCATGCTCTTCAGGGCCGCCACCGTCGACAAGATGTTTCCAGAGAGGCACGTCCTCCAGGACACGATCATCCGAGAACTTCCCTATCTCGCCGCGTGGCTGGTCGAGTTTGACGTGCCAGAGGAATGCATCTCAGAACAGGCGCGATACGGAATCAGGGGATACCACCATCCAGAACTTCGGCTCGCGGCCGGCGAGAGCACGGACGCGGCGGTGCTCGACGAGGTGCTGTCGGCCTTCATGCTCGAGAGATCTCGCAACGGCGAGAATGAGGCGTGGTCTGGAACCGCGACAGCTCTCATGCAGGACATCTTCCTCTATGACAGCCTGCGCAACATCGTCGGCCGCAACTCGGCGAGGTGGTTCGGCATCCAGCTCGGCAAGCTCGAGGCCCAGGGCCGCGGGGTGGTCTCGATCCGAGTCGGCGGCAAGAAGTCCTACACGATCTTCCCCGAGGGGGCCAAAAAGTAGCCCTCCGAGGGCCCCGAAAAAAAGTTGAAAAAAGTTTCATTCTGGGGTTTACACGTGCCTGGCAGCCAGCTATATTATCCCTCGTTATGAGCAATACTGCAAACACAACTACGGCCCAGGTCCTCCTGGGAGAACTGAACGACACCCGCCTCCGTGAGCTCGCCCCGGCGATCTTCGCGAAGAAACCCGCCCCTGACGTCTCCGAGCGCTACACGTTCGTGAGCACGTCCGAGGTCCTCCCGGTCCTGCGCGACCACGGCTTCGTGCCGGTCAATGCGCGCCAGCGCCGCGAGGCCGGGATCACCGGACAGCACCGCGTGGAGCTGTTTCACCGCAACCACCTCGAGAAGCTGCAGTCGGGCAAGATGGAGTCCGCCCCGCGCGTCATCCTCGAGAACAGCCACGACCGCACGCGCCGTCTGTCTGCCATGGCCGGTTTCTACCGCCTGGTCTGCAGCAACGGCATGGTCGTCGCCTCGGGCATGGCCTCGAGCTTCGTCGCGACCCACGTGTCGCTCGATTCCGAGGCCGTCCGCTCGATGATCGCCAACATGGCCAAGCTGCTCGATGAGTCCGAGGGCCGCGTCGAGGCCTTCCGCGAGCGGAGGCTGAACAAGATCGAGCAGAGCATGTATGCCAAGTTCGCGATCGAGGCCCGCTACAAGGGCTATGCCGACATGCCCATCGAGGCCAAGGACGTTCTCGTCGCCCGCCGCGACGTCGACAAGCACGACGACCTCTGGACCGTGTTCAACCGCGTCCAGGAGAACGTCATCAAGGGCGGCATCGAGACTCGCCTGGGTCGTCGCAGCCGCGGGGTCACGTCCTTCCACATGGACACCCTCGTCAACCGCCGCCTCTGGGCCGGTGCCGAGGCCCTGCTCGCCGGCGGGACCCACGGCCTCCAGAAGTTCCGCAAGGAGATGCTGGCCGCCGAATAATCCACGAAAACCTCAGCCAAGGGGGCCCTCCGGGGCCCCCTATTTTTTTTTCATTTTTTTGCTTTTTGGGGTTTACTTGGCTGCCAGCCATGGTAGACTAGGTCCTGTCATGAACACATCCAACATCATCGAAAAAATCCGCAACCTCTTCAAGATGGCCGATCCCTCGAGCGGGGCCACGGCCAACGAGATGGAGGTCGCTCTCCGCAAGGCACGCGAGCTGATGACGCGCCACGGCATCGAACAGATGCAGGTGGGCGAGGCACGCGAGGCCGAGACCATCAACAAGGTGTCCGTCAACACCGGCCGCAAGAAGCGCGACGAGGATCGCTGGATCCCCGCCGTCATCCACCAGGTCTTCGACGTCAAGGTCGTCTACTCGGCGCAGTGGGACTCGACCGTCGGCCGCTCTGGCGGCTACCGGCACGTCTACATCTTCGTCGGGGAGTCGCTCGACATCGAGGCCGCCCGCATGGCGCTGCCGCTCGTCTATGACGCGATGAAGAACGGCCTCAACCACCACCTCAAGATGACTGGCAAGTCGTGGAACACGACGACGGCCAACTCGTTCTTCCGCGGAGTCGCTGATGGATTCATCAACGAGTCGACCCATGGCCGCCAGGCCGCGATGCGCCGCTTCAAGAAGGAGGAGCAGGACCGCTTCGCGATCGTGATCGCCGACAAGAAGAAACGCATCAAGGACTGGGTCGACCAGAACATGGACCTCCGCTCGAGTCGCAGCCGCAGCCGCGCGAGCCATGACGCCGGCGCCCACGAGCACGGCAAGCAGGTCGGGGCCTCGATCGACTTCACCTCCAAGATCGCCGCCTGACCATGACCGCCCTCCGCGTCATCAACTCGGTCGAGCCCCTGCTCGAGGCCCACGTCAAGATGGCCCGCCGCCACGGATTCGAAGAAATTCGGATCCCGGTCGGCCGGGCGGTCTCGGTCATGAACGAACTGCGCCGTCTGAAAGAGACCATCCGCCGCGAACAGCGACCGCGTCCCTTCATGCGCGACATCCACCCCGTCTGATCATGGACCCCGACATTCTCATCATCCTGCGGGCGTTCATCCAGATCGCCTGGAACTTCTGGCCAGCCCTGGTGTTCATTGCACTGGGGCTGGCCGTGGTCCTGGCCTGGGAACGGGCAGACCGAGACTAGCCGCCGCGGATCACGTCTCGCATCGTCTCACGAATGGCGCGCTTCCACTCTTCCTCATTGGGAAAGTCCTTCCGGGTGATGCCCATGCGATCTCGCAGATAGGCGATGGTCTTGCGGCGGTCCTCGGAATAGAGACCATAGTCAAAGTTGCCGTCGTCATCGGTGTAGCGGGGGTTGTAGCCGGGCATGAATCTGGCCCCCGACAGAGGAGCCTGATCAGACACCGGGGCCGCGACTCCGGCAAGACTCTGGTCATCCTGGGATGATCCGGATGGGCCCGCGGGCATGAATCTGGCCGCCATGGAACGTCCGCGGTCATCCTGAATCTCATAGTCATGATCGAGTCGCAGTCTCGTGAGGGTGTCCCTCTGGGATGAGTTCGGAGTCCGTCCGCCAATGTTGACGCGACTGCCCTGCCGGACAACTCGCAGATAACCCTCATTCTCGGCGGCCATCTGGGCCTTTTCGTCGGACTCGACGTTGGGATAAAACGACCGCGCGGCGATGCGGTGTTCGGATCCCGGATCCACGTTCACGATCTCGCCATCTGGAGTGATCCAGGCCTTTTGGCGAAGAGACGGGACATCCTCATCGGGATCATAGAAGCCCGCCGGCATGAATCTGGCAGAACTTCCGTAGGGTTCTATCCGATCCTCTTCCAGCTTGAGCTTCTTCTCGATGGCCGTGTCTTTCAGCTCTTTGAGCATCTTCGGAGTCGGACGTCCCTCATACCAGAGAGTCCTGCCCATCCTGCGGACGCGCACGAAGCGGCGATCCTTGAGATCGTCGTAGTTCACTCGGCGGAGATCAAACAGATCCTCAGGAAAAATGTCGAGATGGTCGTCCACGTTGACCCAGCCCCTCGGGGAGAGCCACGCCGATTCGCCCTTGAGCCGGTCCTCGACCCTGGCATTGGCATCCTTCACGATCCGATCCACGAGTGAGGCCCGGCTTGCCGGCATGAACTTGACTCCAGATGTGTCAAATTTGTCGTCCGTGTCCCAATCCCAAACGGCCTTGATTGCCAAGGATGGTATTTTTCCAGTATAGACAAAATTTCCATCCCCAAAAATAGAGTCTTCATCTGATGAAGCTTGTGACATTTGGCTCCGGATATAGTCAAACACCTTATTCCAGTCTTTAGATTTTGTGGTTCTATAATGATAGATCCCGGCTTGTTCTGGATCAGGAAACATGCGTTTTGGGTCCAGTTTGGATGTATCTACCGAAATGTGGAACGTGTTTTTATCGTCGACGTCCCATCCCCCATCAAAATCTGGATCCAGGGCAAAATAAGTGTTTCCCTTGAAACCTTGTGACAAGATTTTTTTTGCGTTTTTGCGCGTTGTCCCATGACTAACAATGAAACCTTTTTTCACTCGCTCTTGAAACGCATCAAAAATTTTTTGATTTTCTTCAGAAAGTTCGGATCTATTTACGGGCATGAACTTGGCCCCGGGCCCCGTGCCGCCACCGCCCTTGTCCGGTGGATTGTTCTCAAGAAACTCGCTGATCTTGTCGTAGAACGCGTCGAGCATGTCCGAGGGCTCGCGATACTCGCCCGGGTCGAGCATGAAATAGCCGACCGAGTCCTCCATGCCGGGCTCGACGTAGATGTTGACCCTGGTTCCTCCGAGTCCAGAGGCGATCGGCTCAAACGTGTATTTGCCGAGTGACGTCGTTTCGTCGTTCATCAGGGCCTCGGCGGCCTCGTTGATCATCTGCGTTGTGATTGACTTGGTCTTGGATGCCGGCGCAGACGTGGCTCCGAGAGTCGACAGGGCCTCGTAGATGGCCGCCTCGAGGTCCATGGGTTCCATGTTCTGCGATCCCTGGATCGGGATGATGCCGAGAACTTCATTGTCCTTGTTGTAAGCAGAGATTGCCACAGATCCAGACTGCGTGACGCCCTTGGCAAACTTCTTGCCGCCGATCTCGACGACCTCGATGTCTGGGTCCATCAACTGGGCCGCCGCCTGCATCGCGAAGTCCTGCTCCGGAGTCAGGAGCGACTGGGCCTCGGGTGTCTTCCAGTCCTTCATCCAGTCAAGCGCGAAATAGTCGTCGTAGATTCCCTTAGGACCGGTCATGGGAGTCGCCGTCTCTGGCTCAAACGGAATGGTGTTTGACACGGCAACGCCATTAAGTTTTACGACGGCCGCGGTGATTTCACCAGAGTCGTCCTCGATGCCCTCGAGCTCCCATGTGTTTCCGTCGATCGTGGTTGGCTCGTCGAGCAGCGCGTCATTGAGAAATTCCATGGCCTGTTTCTGGGCCGCGGTCTCGTCTTTTTTCTCCGGGCTTTTTTGATTCAGATACTTCGCGGCCTCTCGGATGACGTAGGCAAACGGCCCGATCGCGAAATTCTTGTCGTCCTTGATGAACTGATACATTCCGTCCTCCGCGACCTGCTTGACGATCTTGACCTCGTCTCCCTGGCCGTTCGTGAGAACCACGGACTTCCACTTGCCATCCTTGGTGGCCTGTGCATCGTCAAGAGTCACTCCCAGATTGTCGACAAATTTCATCAGTGCGTCGGAGTCGGCAAGAATCACGGGATCCGCCTCATTCTCCGAGGGTTTCAGATACGGGTGGCTGGGATTCGCGGCATCGAAGATTGCCAGGGCCGTCTCAGAGACAGACGGGAGGACTCCGTTGTCGGCCCAGTATTGCATGATGGCTGTCTTGTTGCCGGGCGCCCACTCGGTCACAAACGGATCGCCCTGCTCGTCCTCGTATGGATTTGTCACGGCCGTGCCCGAGTTCGCCGTGAAATACACGTGGTTGGTCCCGCCGATCTCACCCTCTTCAAACGGTCCGACCATGGCGGCCGCCTCGGCGACGGTCATGAGGGTGTCGTCTGCCTTGGCATATCCGACTGCCGGAGAATCCAGGGTCAGCCCCTCTTCCTCGACCTCTTCGATCATGTCGGCCGCCTTGCGCTTCTCAAGCTTGTCGGATGCCCACTTGCCGACGTCGTAGAGATACTTGCCGAGGGCCTCGACATCGCCCGCCCCGATTGAGTCAGTGATCATGGCCTTGGCCGGAGCGCCGGCCCCGCTGAGCAGCAGGGTCTCGACATACTCGGCCGAGGCGTCGATGTCCGAGGGCGGGAGATTTGCCAGGTTGACATCAACCCACTCGAGATCCTGGAGATTCTTGATCAGCTGGTTGACTCTGGCTTTGGCCGAGACCGGCAGGACCGCAATGAGGTCTGAGACTTTCTGGCTCGGTGCCGGCATCTGCGGCTTCATCTCGGCCTTCAGATTCTGCTGCATCCAGTCGGCGGTGTTGCCATAGCCGTTCATCTTGGCACGCATGAGCGCATACTCGGCGAGCCAGTCGACGATGTCACGCTTCTTGCCGCCTGGAATCGTGGCCGTGGTCAGAAGATTGCCCTCAGACACAGAGTCTCCCTGATAGACCTTGAGAGTCGCGGCCTGTCCAGACCCACCGGCGTTGACAACCGTGACGTCGCCGAGCTTCAGGCCGTTAAATCCGTTGAACAGCAACCCCGTGACAAACTCATTGAGATTTGAGGGAGTCGACTTGTCAAGCTTGGGCTGGAACACATTTCCTATGAACCATTGGTCTGACCACGATGACGTTTTGGCCGCGCTAGGAGCATTGAGCGCGCTCTTCGCGATGTCCTTGTTGATCATCTCGGTCGCGAGCTCGATGCTGCCCACCATCGGCTTTCCTTTTGTGGTCATCGCTATGCTGTAGCTGTTGACCGGCTTGCCGTTCTTGTAGAGAGTCAGCGTGTTCAGTTCGGAATTCTTGGAAACAAGCTTCACCGTCCATTCTCCCTCTCCGAAGCCGTCTCCGACCACCTTGGAACTTGCCGCCATGTTGACCATGTTCTTGGTTGCCTTCAGGACCCCAGAGGATGAAGACTTCTCGGAGAGACCAGTCTCCATCTTCGTCGGAAGCGAAGGTGTCTTGCCAGTGACGCGCGGGTCCCGGCCCTCGACGAGCAGCATGCGGAAGAGCTTGACGGCGTCGGTCCTGGCGACCCCGAGATCTCCAAAATGATCGTCGAGGATGATCCCAATGTGCGCGTTCTGGTCCTTCTTGATCGCCTTCCAGTCGTCGTTCTTTCCGCCATTCTTGCGAAAGATTCCCTCGGCCGCGTTGGCAATGTTTTCAAACGGGGCCTCGCGACGAACTCCGCTCGATGACTTGCGATAGTAATCTGAGACCAGGTCCTTGAGAAGATCAGTGAACTGGGACGGGTCCATGTTTTCGACCAGCGTGGGCGGAAGCTGCTCGATGACCTTGGCTTCGAGATCCTGTGTGAGGGGCGCATCGGCGCGCATGTCGGCAAACCAGGCGTCGGCCAGTTTCCCCATGGTGCCGCTCACGAATCCGCGGAGTTCTCGAGGATTTGCCACATTGGCCTTGAAGTCAAGCATCTTGGCGATCCAGCCGTATCCCTCGACCCCGAGATAGTATTTCTTGAGCTTGTTGAAGACCGTGTTCGTGTTGTGCTGCAGGTCGTAGGCCCGGTCGATCTCCTGGAACATGGCGTTGTAGGCGCCCGGGTCGCGGAACTCGTTGGTCTCGATGATCTGCATGCGGCCGGTCTCTGGATCGGTCGCGACGGCGCGGACTCGCTCGGTGGAATATGTCGGATCTGACATCTGGGCGAGATGGGCCGCGATGTCGCCCCATGGGTTTCCGCCGTAGCTCGACGACCAGTCGCCGCGACGATACAGCTGCTCGGCAAAGCGCGCCACGTCGGCGATGCCCATGCCCAGTTTCTTGCGAGCATTTTCCATCGCGACAAAAGAGGCCCGGTAGCCCTCGCTCTCTCCCTTGTAGCGGCGCGGTCCCTTCTCTTTCTTGAGATCTGGCATGCCGGCACCCTGGATCGCATACTGCCGCATGTATTCCTGATAGAATTCGGTCTCGGCGAGATCGGCTGGCTGTCTGCGCGGAATGGCATGGCGAAGTTCGGCCGCGATCGCAAAATGCAGTGCCTTCTGGATCTTGCTGTGGAGAGACGGGATGAGCGTCTGCTTGGCCTCATCGAGGGCGTCCTGATATTTCTCGGCGCGCACTCCGGCATAGCGTCCGGTCGGGTCTGCCGAGGGAGCATACATGGTGGCCTCGCCGCCAAACTTGCCCATGCTCCATCCGGTCGGCGGGGTCGTGATCATGGCGTTAAGCATGTAGAAGTCGGCCATGGTCTTCTTCGGATCGTCGGGAAGCGACGTGTAGCGGATGCCGGGAAGGAACCGAGGCATGGCGCCGCCGACAATGTCGTTCTCGACCGGAGCATCCTGAAACTGGTCGAGACGAAGCGACCGTGCCTCGTTCTCTGGGAAAAAATTGACGAGCATCTTGCCGTAGTCGACAGGAAGCTTCTGGGCGTTGCTGATCTGCATCTGGTTGATGCGGTCCATGCGAGCCGACATGATCAGGCGGTCGGCCGAGTCCTTCCCGCGTCGCGCCGGAAGCGTGGTCCTCGATGGATTCAGCGACTCAGTCTCCTTGGTGAACAGATTGAAAAAGTCGTTGATGCGGTTCTTTTTCTGCATCGCGATGTCGGGATCGACGTCAAGTCCGGTCTGTCCAGCCAGTCCCCGGTTGTGGTTGTCGAGCACCCGGGTCACGTCCTCCCAGAACTTGCCGAGATCGCGTCCCCAGAGATTGAGATTCTCTGGCCGCTTCTGTGACCAGAGATTCATCTTGTCGAACATGCGGCTGACCGAGATGGTCGTGGCCAGAAAGTTGCCCTGCTTGCTGAACTGATACCCAATCGGCACGACGTCGCGGATGCGCGGACTGAGGGCCCGATACCTTCCGCCGCGAAGGGCCGCCTGGTATTCCATCAGGATGCGAGTCCCGTCGCGTTTCTGGAGCACCTCGTTGAAGGCGGCTATGTTCTTCTTGAGAGACGGGGGAATCACGCTGTTGGGCAGTGCCATGACGGCCTCGAGCTGCGACGGGCTCATGACCCCGCGATAGCTCCCGTTTCCGGTGTCGCGGAGTCGTCCCTCGAAGCCGTCCTCTGGCGCGTTGTCGATCGCGTCCTTGATCATCTGGTCGCGCTGGCGAGCCCGCGCCTGGATCTCCTTGTTTGTCAGAATCTTGGGACTGCCGTCAGGATTCCTGGCGATGCGACTGTCGATCGAGGCGCGCGATCCGTCTGGGAGACCGGACAGGTCGATGGTCGGTGTGAGTGGCAGGGCATTGCCATTCTCGTCAACCAGCCGCCCGTTGACAATCCGGTATTCTCCGGTGGCAGAATCGGTCGTGGGGTCATCGGGAATCACGATCTGCGCGACGGTGTTTCCCTCGTCGTCCTGGACATCAAGAACGGTCTCCTTGTCCCAGATGACATCATCCTTGTATGCCTCCTGCAGGGCTCGGTTTGTCATCAGCTCAGTGACGCTGATCTCGACCTCGCCTTCAGTGGTGCCGCCGGCATAGGTGAGCATGTCGTTGAACTCGCGAAGGTTTCTCTTGTATTGGCGCATGATCGCCAGGGCATCGGGATCAAAGGGTGCCTGGTCTCCAAAGATCACGGACTTCACGTCTCCCTTTGAGTCGAGTTCAACTCCCATGGCCTCGAGGGCCTGGCGGAGTCGCCCGAGCATGGAATTTTTTCGAGAAATGAGAAGACGGTCGACAACGGCCTGACCAGGCGAATCGAGTGCCTCGCGGATCGTGGAATAGCCGGTCTCGGACAGCGCCGACAGTTCGGACATGAGCTCGGAACGGACATACTCGACGGCCTGCTGCGGCGACGCGAAAGAATCACGAAACTTGGTCTCGCCTCCGGGACCGTAGAGTCGCTCGGCATACATCGGGATTCCAACGTCGTTGATCCAGTCGTCGGTGATAATTCCCGGGGTCGCCTCGAGCACCGTGCCGTCGGGACGGACGATTCGCTTGCCGAACCACAGGTCTCTCACCGGGCGCTGCATCTCCTGGACCTCGCGGAACTGCTCAAGAATGTGGTTGCTCTCGTGCTGCAGCAGATAACGAAGACCCACGCGGCGCGGATCACGCATCAGCTGCTCGGTGTTCATCACGATCGTCGGGGCCCCGATGTTGGCCATCCGAAGATGGGCCGGGGCATCGGCCTGGTCGGAGTCTGACAGCGCGAATCCCGTCTGTTGTGGCCAGAGCTGCACCTGCTCCTGAAATTTTTGGACGGCCTGGTTGGCACGCAGGAGTGACTGTTCCTCGGATGGACTGAGATCGGTGCGGCCTCCGAGCTGTGTGACGATCGCCTCGGCCTGTTCAAGATTCTGTCCCCAGCGCTCGCGAATGAACGACTCGATCTGAGACGGGTCAAGAATCTTCACGTTCACGCCGTTGAGACCCGCGGCCCTGCCGTTTGACTTAAGAAGATCGAGGCCGTCTGCCATGATGAGCTCGACGGCCCGGCGGCGCTCGTCGCGGTCTTCCTGCGTCAGATCCTTGGTGCTCTCCTGCAGGGCCGACAGTTCATCGGCCTTTTGGGTGATGACGGCATCGAGCTCGGCCGTGTCTTCCTCGGCATAGTCGGCCTCGGCCTTGCGCTGGAACAGTTCGTCGAGCTCTCGCATGCGAGACGCGACCTGTTCCTCTGGGCTCGAGAGCTTTTCAACCTGCCGCACAAGCTCCGGATCGGCCGTCGCCCGGAAGCGCTTGAGATCGGCATCCTCGTCGAGACGACGATCGAGCGGGTCGATCTCGGTCACCCGGTCGATCTTTGTGGCAAGGCCGGTTGTCGGATCAAGGGCTGCCCCGATGCGCTCGGGCACGCGGCCGGCCATGTAGGAGCCGATGCCGAAGCCCACGCCGGTGGAGCGGCCAAATTCTTCTGCGGTCTCGATGTCGGCTGCCCCGATGATACCGTTCAGCGCGGCGCCAGAGACACCCGACTTGGTGAGACTGTTCGCGAGACGCAGACCGTAGTCGGCGGTGCGGGCTCGCATGACCCCGCCGCGTCCGGGTCTGATCGGTTCCTTGCCCTCGGCGACGCGCTGCTTGTTCTTGCGCTCCATCTTCTCGAGCCGCTTCTGTGCGCCGGGTCCAAAGAGGTCGCGGATCCAGTCGGCAGACTGGGGGTCTCTTCCGAGTCGCTCGACGATGCCGGTCCGTCCGCGAATCCCGCCCTCGTCGATCTGGCGGCCGACATCGCGAAGCGTGCGGCCGACTCCCTCGACCAGCTGACCAGGTCTCTTGGTGAATGCCGAGACGATCGTGCCAGGTGCCGCCAGGAAGGTGTCGGGACGTCCCGTGATTGCCTGGCTGATGCCTGCTCCGACCTTCTCGGCTCCCTCGCCGACCCTCCGGATTCCGATGCCAACACCTTCAAGAGGATTGACGCCCCTGATCGTGGGCTTTGTCACGCCTCGCACGGCGAGTCCGCCCGCGGCCTCCATGGTTCCGCCGAGCGCGCTCGTGACGGGCTTCACCAGCCTGGCCGGAAGACCGACCGGAGACAGGACCTCGCCGAGCATCGAGATGTCCTCGTCTGGTCTGAACTTGGCCTCCTGAAGCAGAGATTCTTCGTATCCGGCAAGAGCGGCTCGTTTCGCCTCTGGCGTCAGGGCTCCCTGTCCAGACAACATCGCGGCTCCCTCGATCACGGTCCCGGCGAGCGGGTTTCTGGCCAGCAGGGTCGCGGCACGATCGGGATTCTCCTGGATGTCCTCAGCCTCGCCGCGGCGCATGTCCTCGCGAGCAAGATAGTTGTTAAAAGATTGTTCTGGCGTGACGAGTCCGAGTTTCTCGGCGGCACGGTCAGTGATGCTGGTTCCAAACATCGCGGCCCTCGTCGCGGCATTTGCCGTTTCTTCCATGTCCTGCGCGACCCCGGAGGCCAGCGAACGCACGGCCCGGTTTGCGCCGCCATACGTCTGCGACAGGGCTCGCTCATACTCGTCTGATCCGGGCTCATACTGCAGCCCGGCAAGCACGGTCTGGCCGATGGGCTTGAGAGCTCCCTCATAGGCAAATTTGCCTGTTCCCCTGACGAGCTGCCCGACGGTCTCCGGGACGGCCTGAATGAAGGCACCCGCGGCCCCGAGTGCAACATCGGTCAGTGGCCTCGCCCGCTCTGCCTCGAAGGCGATGCGCTGTTGATCGGTCGTGAGCGGTTGTCCCTCGGCCCGCATGCGGCGGACGGTCTCGGGATCGGTCTCGGTCTCGCGCATGACCTGGGCCAGGGCACCCTCAGGGACCGGCTCCTTCGACACCTCCTCGGTGACCTCGTCGAGAATCGATGCGGGCTTCTTCTTGCGGCGACGCCCGACGGCGCCGCGCGAGACTCCGCCGACCATGCCGGATTTTGGCCTGGTCTCAGACGTGACCTCGCCGATGACTTCCTCGAGAACGGCCATGGGTCATTGTCCTCTCTGGCGACGAACCAGCTCCTTGAGCCGTTCTCTCCCGGCGCGATATTCCTCAGAATTCCTGTCGGGCATGTCATCGAGCTGCTCGGCGAGGCTGTTGATCTCGGCAGTCAGATCGAACTGTGACGTGCCGGCTCCCATCGAGGCAAGCTTGCCGCCCCACATCTTGATCAGCTCCTTGCGCGCCTTGCTGATGTCCTGCAGATTGCGCTTGAAAATCGGCCAGCTGAGAGACGGGTTGATCGAGCCCTCGGCGGCCGCAAGAAGAGCGAGTTCTCGGTCAGAGATGGCTCCGAGCGCGCCACCCGTCTTGCTGTTGCGCCGCATGTCGGCTAGGGTCTTGAATGCCACGTCGGCCTCGATGTTCTTGATGAGGGCTCGGACGTCGCTTGCTCCCGTGGTGACGGGCAGCGTTGCGATCCAGTCAGAAAATTTTCCAGTCGCCGGGAGTCTGGCTCCCTGCGCCGTGTCGACGATCGTGTCGATGTCTCGCACGACGCGGTTGGCCTGCTCGATGCTCGACTGCATCGTGCTGATCTCCTTCTCCTGGTCCGCGTCGGCCGTGCTCGGCTCGTAGGTGGTCGAGACCTCTCCCTTGGCGTTGACGGTCACGCCCTTGAGACGGAGTTCATCCTTGAGTTCCTCGGGAAGTCCAGAGGCCGTGGTCTCGGTCCGTCCGCCGGCTCCCTTGTCGATCGTCGTGGCGCCGGTGGCCCGATTGATGATCATGCGACCCCCGCCAGATTCCTCAGGAATCGGGACCACAAGAAGCATTCCTCCTGGACCGGCCGTCGTGTAGCCCTCTGGGGCGGCGCCGGGCGCGGGTTCCTCGCCGGGAGGACGGGCTCCCTGAAGAGGCGGGAGCGGGACGTCACCCGACGGGAGTTCTGGCTCGGCATTCTCGGGCGCATTCGGGTCGAATGGCTCAAGAGGCAGATCCTCGGGTCTCAGACCGAGATTGGGATCTGGAATGTCGCCGAGTGGCGACGGGCCCTTTTCACCGAGAAACTCGGCATAGGGATCCTCGAGTTCGCGAATCTGCTCGATGTTCCGCAGGCGCTGTCCGAGCAGGCGCTCGCGGTCGAGCGGGCTGAGAACGTTCCCGAGAAGACTGCGCTCACGAGCAATCTCAAGGGCGCGCTCATGGGCGAGCTCGTCCTCGTCGCGCTTCTGCCTTCTCTCGAGAATCCCGAGGCCGGCACCGAGCACGCTCTCGAGGGCCACGTTGACCCCAGAGAGCAGACTGGCCGTCGCGAGACGCGATCCCTCGGTGATGGCGTTGATCCCGATGTCTCCCGGGGCAAGGATGCTTCCAGACACAAACGACAGCGGCGCCGGGGCGGCGGGCTGAATCTGAGCCCCTCCGCCCCGCGCCACGTTGAAGCCGCCGGTCCGAATCGCCATGAGTTACCTCGAGAAATACTGTCTCAGGAAGTCAAATCCGCCGCCTCCGAGGCCGACCTGTGCCGGCGCGGTTGGCAGATTGCCGGCCATCGGGGCCGTCGGACCCACCGGGGCCGTCGGACTCGGGGCAAACGTTCCAGACGACATCGGACGAGACGTCGACATGGCAGACGTGGGAGTGAGCCCTGGCGCCGTGGCACGAGACGACGTCGGGGTGACAGAGCCGACTCCTCCGACGGCCTGTGCGGCCGCCGCCTGCTTCATCTTCGTGAAGTCGGTCATGGCGGCCTCGTCGCGGGCCTTCTGCTGAACGTTGTGCTGTTCCTGCATGCGGCGCGCCTCTTCTTCCTGGCGCTGCTGCGCCTCGCGCTGTCTCTGCGCCTCGGCCTCGGCCCGCTGCTGGTCCATGATTCGTTGATTTGCCGCACGCTCGGCCGCAAAGATCCCAGCCCAGTCGGGCTGCGGCGGTGGCGGCGGTGCTGATCCTCCTCCTCTTCCTCCTCCCATGATGCTATCCTCTCTTTCTGTTTGTTGGCGTTTTCATAGAGCGACGGCGCCAGCTGCCATGTTGGCGTTCGCAGAGTTCCAGACATTGGGAACCGGCGTGATCGGACCCGCCGTTGTCGGCGATGATCCGGTTGATCCCGAGAGACGTCCGCCCGCGGTTGGATTCCTTGATCCAGTCGGCTGAAGTCTGGGACGTGACGGAGTCATGCCAGATGATTCAGAAATTTCGCGTGGAATTGCTCCGGACTGTCCATAGAGCTGAGATCCAAAATCAGGAACCGCGAATGAGCGGAACGGGGCGTATTCGGGAGTAGGGGGTTCAGCTGGTGCCGGAGTCGGGGCGGGCGCCGGTGCCGAAACTGGGGCCGGGGCGGGCGCCGGGGCAGGAGCCGGCCTGGCCGCGGCCTGTTGCTGTTGAACACGATTCTGCATCCGCTCGCGCATCTGCGCGATCGCCCCGAATGGTCCCTGTCGGCTTCCTCCCATGGTCTCAGATTGAATATCCCATTCCTGTCTGCTGAAGCGGTCCCGCGGACGCGCTGGCAAGACGAAAACCTCTCGACTGGACTCGTGGCATCTCCCGAGTCAGTCCCGCGAACGGAAACGGTCCCTGGGGCGAGAACGGACTCGGCGCGGATTGTCCGCCGAGACCATACTGCTGGCCGGCGACGGCCTTTCCAAACTGACCGGATGAGTCTCCGAGGGCGCCGCCAAAGAGTTTTGCGAGTTCCATGTAGTTTGTCCCGCCAGAGCCGGCCGCCTGGGCCTTCGGAACCCATCCCATCCCGGAGACGTTGCTGCCGGTCGTTCCGCCGACCGTCGCGGCCGACATGGCTCCCTTGCTGGCGTATCCGCCCGCGGCCGAGGCCGCCGGAGCGGCAGATGCGGAGGCTCCTCCCATGTCAGTATCCTCCTCCGACTCGATATTGAAAGGCTGGGCTGTTCGACAGGCCGCTGAATCCGCCGGCAACTCCGCCTCCGATTCCGCCCCACGGTCCGAAGGCGCTGCCGTCTGCCGTTCCGGTCGTCGCGCCCTGCATCATGCGGTCAAAGGATGATCCGAATCCGGAGGATCCGCCGGTCTTGGCACGGTAGATCGGGCCATTCACGGCGCCGTCGAGTCCGCCAAACACGGCGCCTCCGAGTGCGCCATAGGCAGATCCAACAGGGCCACCGAGTCCTCCTCCAGAAAAGCCCTCAGAGGCGCCGATGCTTGCGCCCTTTCCGGCTCTCTCGAATGCCTTGTTTGCTCCTCCCATGATCGGTCACCTCACGCCCATCGGGGCGGCTCGCATCGGGACTGTCGGGGGCGGGACGACGCTCACGCTGGGGCTGGGTCCTCCCATCGGACGAAAGAGGGGCAGACGCTGGAGCGCCATCATTTCCTGATCTGAGATGGATCCAGTCATGCCATATGGCTGCCGGAGGGCCGTCTGTGACATCTCGGTCGCGCCCTCGCTCATCGGATCCATGAGCATGTATTCCTGACGCGAAGGAAGAGGACGAGTGATCCTCTCCATCTTCATCATTTTGTTCTGTGACGCGCCTCCCATGTCTCTGAGAATGTAACTCGCTTCTGCCAGGATTCAGAACCAGAAAATTCTATGCAGAATCCTCGCGGCTGAGTCCGCAGTAGGCAAAGTTGGGCTCGACCCAGGGCACCCGGTGTGACACGTTGTTCACGTCGATGCCATACTTGGGACACCTGACAAAGGAGGCCGAGGTCGGGTCGCAGCACTTCGTGCAGGTGTGAAAATAGTCGGAATTCGTCGAGTTCTTCTTGAGAACCTGCCGGTTCTTGACGTCATAGCGCGTCTCGTCGTGCGGCACCGAGTGCCTCTCATGGTATTCAAAGACGTCATCGTCGGTCCATTCCCGGATCGGATAGAGGATCGTCCCGGCATTCTCGAGCTGGAGTCGGTCGACCTGAAGTGGCACACGGCCGACGGTCGGGTCGTCGTCCGACGACTTGTGGCCCATGACCATGCAGTCCCACGGAAAGTTGTAGGTCCCAAGCGGACGAGAAAGAAACGTCTCGAGGGCGCAGAGAAACGGATGCCCCTCCTCTGGGACGATCGTCCCACGGGCCACCATGATGTATTCTGGCTTCTGGGCCGCCGAGCTGACCTGGTAGCATTCCATGATGTCGACCCGGCTCTCCTTCCCTCGACAGAGACTGACGGCAGACGGGGCATAGTCGTGGGCCTCGAGATTCCACTCGTCGATGATCCTGTTGATGAAGCGCAGCTTCTCGGGCATCCAGGGCTCTCGCCAGCAAACGACTGGAAGTTCTCTCTTCATGAGAAACTTCAGCATGTGCAGGACCACCATTGAGTCCTTGCCGCCCGACCAGAGAATGACCGGGTTCCTTGCCGTCTTCAGCATGCGGTCAAGAAAGTCGACCGCGACCTCGACCTTTCGGTCGAGCGTCATAGGGCGAGGGCCGTGATTCCTGCTCCGGCAAGCTGACCGCCCGCGCCGATTCCGGCTCCCATCAAAGACGCCTGATTCGAGGCGGCCGCGGCGCTCGCGGCATTGGCGGCCGCCGCGTTTTGCGACCTGCGGGCCATTTCCATCTGCGACTGCTGCTGGAAGGCATTCGAGGCGTTCTGTGCCTGGGCCCCAAGGTATCCAAGGACCTGCTGCTGATACGCGTTGCGAAGATTGATGTTGTCGGCCGAGACCTGGCTGACGATTCCGGCGAGTGATCCGGGATCGATTCCGGCGACCGGCATCGGGTTTGCCTGGAGATATGCGGCGACCCGATCCTGGAGTCCCTGGCGATTCGCAAAATAGTCGCGGCGGCTGCGATCAGCCAGTGCCGAGCGGGCAAATCCAGACTCGGTCCTTGCCCCGGTCCCGACCACGTCTGACAGTCCCTGGCGAAGCCACAGGTTGGAAAGTTCTCGGCTCGGGCCTCCCGCAAAATCTTGCTCGAGCTGCTGGCGCAGACCCGTCCGCATCCTGGCGGTCTCCGGGGCGAGCTGACGCTCAAGAGCCTCTGAGTTCAGGGCGTTGATGATGGCCTCGCGTCTTGCCGTCTCCTGGAGATACGGGATGTCGGCGCGCATCGTCTCTGGTGTCGCCCGAACGGCCGCCTCGGCGAGTCCCCTCCCGAGAGCGATCTGTCCCTGCAGACCCGCGTTGTATCCCTCAAGCGGCTGCGTGTATTGAACTGACGGAGATCCTCCACCCATATCGGTCGAAACCTACACGGCTCCCTCCATCAAGTAAATCTCTCTGTTCATCTTTGAGTATCCGGTCTTCTCAATCATCTCCGTGGGAAATGTCTTTCGGGTCTCATCGAGGGGCACCCCGATCCAGCCCTCGCCGCCATGGTTGAACTGGGCCACGGCCCTCCACGCCAAGACCACCTCCATGATCCCACGCGGCGTCGCGACCTCGGGATGAAACGCCGGAAAGGCGACCGGAAGATAGACGATGTCGGCATAACCGAATGTCTTCTCGTCTCGCTCGAAGGCGACGACCTTGCCGTTCTTCCAGTGCCCGATCTCGTGGTCGAAGGTCCTGGCAAACTGCTGCATTCTCTTGAAGTCGTCGGAATACGGGTTGACGTCGATGAATCTGGTCTTCATGATACGGATGTGGGTGGCTGGGGTTCTGGCGGGATGGTCGGCAGCGTCTGCGAGGTCGAGATGCTGTTTGAGAGCGGAAGCGGAATCTCCGAGGCGAGATCCTGGATGAACTGGTTGACGGTCGACGTCGAGTATCCGGTCATGGCACACGGAAGACACTCCTGGGTCGGCATGTTGGGGACCGTGATCGACGAATAGAACGACATCGGGAGACGGTCGGAGAACGGACTCACGAAGGCGTTCGGAGTCGTTCCGTTGAAGAGCGTGACTGAGGTTGCCTTGGGCATGGTCAGGTGCAGGGGAGTTCTGTGATGGCCCTGGCATTTGCGAGGGCGAGGGCCTGGGTGTCAGAGTCGGCCTGGGAAATCGTGCCACGATGACGTCCGGTGACGTTCACGGTCTGGCGCGTGTCAAGGGCGGCTCCCGTCGTCTGGTCGACGCGCCCGAATCTCTCATAGGAGTCCGCGTTGCCGTTGTAGGACGTGAAGTCGCCGGCAGCAAAGAAAAAGGTCCCGGTCGAGGGCAGCATGAGGGCGCGGACGGTCGCGTTGAACCCGGTTCCGGGGTTGAACGCCCCGACGGCCGCCCCCAGCGCCGTGGTCTTGACGATCCGCGGAACCGCAACAGAGTTGTAGGTCGTGAAGTTGCCCCCAAGGATGACGGTTCCATCTGCAAGAACCAAGATCGCCCGCGCCGCGGTGTTGAGCCCGGTCCCTACGTTGTAGGTCGCGTCGACAGAACCGTTGGTGTTGAGTCTCACCAGATCCTTGGCAGAATTGGCGCCGTCAAACGAGACAATGATCTTGCCATCGGCCTGCAGGGCCATCGAGGCAAATCCGGGATCGGCGACCGTGACCTCATACGGCGTGAATGCCGGATCCTCGATGCCGGTCGACAGGAGTCTCGCCACGCGGACTTTTCCGGCGACAGACTCGTATCCGGCCGCATAGACAAGATTCCCCGTGATGGGGATCAGGGCAAATATCTTCGTGAAGCCCGTCGGGAGATAGTCGGCATCTCTTGTTCCGTTTGCCTCGATCAGAACAATTGGCTTTGATACGGCCACGGAGTTGTATGTGGTGAATGTTCCACCGACGATGAGAGATCCGGCAGACGTCCCAAGCGCCGTGGTGTCCACCACAAAATAGGTGCCAGAATCTGGCTCGGTGACATGAAGCCGGTGGCCGGCCGAGGCGGCCGTGATTGTCACGGTGTCGGTCAAAACTGTCGCAACGAACTGGGCATCTGCGTCGACGGCAAGCTGGATCTTCGTTGCGAGTTGCGAGGCCGTGTCAATGTTCACGCCCTGCTGGGTCACAAGAAACGTGAATCCGGTCGGGTCTGTCCCATCAACTACGTCTGCCACGACTCCAATATAGACATTCGTGATGGTCACCTGGTTTCCGCTCACGGCCGCCGAGAACTGGGCATCCGCGTCGACCGCGTTTCTGAGCTTGGTCGCGACCGTGTTGGCCGAGTCATTGTTGTTGATGTCGACCTTCAGGTTTCTTGTGTATCCCGTGGGGGCCGTGGATCCTCCGGAGTGTGCGAACCAGACCGCCACGGTCGTTGCCGCCCCGTCACGAATGACAAAGTAGGCCTCATCAAGAGATCCAGCGACGTCAGCAAGAGTGGTGACTCGGGTGATCTCCGGAAGACCGGCCGACATGTCTACCTCAAGCAGACGGCCACCCGACGGAGCTGCTGGAGGAGTTGAGGTATTGTTGTTGTCCATCCAGACGCGGACTGGACCATTGGCATCTCCAAGATCAAAATACTTGCCACCACTGCCAGACGCCGTTGCGACCTGGACAGTCGAAACCTCGGTGAGTGCCGACGGAAGAATGCACGCGGCAGTCGGTGCCGTGTTGAATCCGGTTCCAAATGTCACGGTCGTGTCGAGCGCCCCGGCCGATGTCAGTCGGGCGATCCGGGTCCGCGCGACATTGTTGTATTCGCTGAATTCTCCGAGGGCGTAGATGCCGTTGCTGTCATTGAGCAGGACGTTGATCTGCTCGGAACTCGGCTCGGCTCCAAAGTTCGACACAAAGCCGTCTCCCTGCGTGAAGGTCAGGCTCCTGATGCCGCCGGAAGTTCTCTCGGTGATCTTGCCCTGGTTGGTCGTGTTGTCTCTCCAGAACTGACCCCCAAGGATGACGCGGCCATCAGACAGTCTCGTCATTGCCAGGGCATCATCGTTGAGTTCAGAATAACAGTGGTGGGTCACGGACTGCACCGAGTCATAGTAGCACGGATAGATTGTCCTGAGGTAGTCGGCCTGCGCCTGGGCGGCCGTCTGGGCAGACGCGAGAGCCTGGACATCGGCATCTGCCTGAGAGATTCTCGACCTGTATGTCGAGGTGGCCGTGACAGTGAGCGGCCCGGTCGTGACAGACCCCGCCGGGCAGGTCAGGGTGACGGTCGAGGACCTCGTCGAGGCCCACGCGTTGCCGCCGACCTCATAGAGATCCTCGAGAGGCACGAATCCCTCTTCTCGGCTGTAGATGTGGTTCTGACCGTCCTCCCCGACGAGGCAGACACGGATCTCGTCTTCCTCGCAGCGACCCTCTGCCCGCTCGGCCCACGGTTCCATGAAGAGACGGATCGACTCGACGGCCATCTGGCCGCACCACCGGACAAGAATGCTGAAGGCCTTGTCGATGTTCTCAGAATACTCGGACTCGCAGGTCGGGCAGCCATCGGTCGGCAGGGCATTCTCCGTCGTGACACGACGGCTCTGTTTCTTGAGACCATCGAGAATGTCGAGCTCGGAAGGCGGAATGTCGGCCCCGGCAGAGGCGGCCGTGATTGGAGCAATGATGCGCTTGCAGAGAACTGGCTTGTAGGCGCCGCGGATTCCGCGGTAGTCTGCCGTGACATACGCGTCTCCGGCGATCTCCATCAGATTGATGTCGGCATACTGGAAGGACTTGAGATCGTGGCCGTCTCCCATGAGGCGGGTCTCAAACTCGCAGAAGATCGGCCTCGTGAAGTCGATCCTCGTGAAGTCGCTGCCCAGTTCAAAAAAGGTGTCTTCTCTCTCGGGCATGAACGCCTCCCAGACATGGTTGTGGCTTCCGTCAGACAGAGCCCGGTAGTCGACCGAGGCCGCGAAGGCGCGCCGCTTTCCGTTGATCACCGGGGATGCCCACTGGATCGGGCGGATCCCCGTCCACACTCCAGACCACGCCGGGATTTTTTCAGAAGAAAATTCGCTCAGGGGAGAATAGTCGAGCACAAACGTCTCAGAGTTGAGATTCTGCCCGATCGGCATCGACATGAGAAGGTAGTTCTCAAAGCTGAGACCGCAGATCATCGACGAGTCATCGTTGAGAAACTGCTTGCTGAAGGCCATCTCGGCGTCTCGATAGTTGATCTGGCTCGTCAGGTTGCTCGAGGCCGCCGCGTCAGAGGCCACGAGACCTCCAGAGCTATACCACCACATCAGGCCCGCCTGGAACACGACGCTTCGTCCCGCGACGCATCCGGTGCTCGGGAACAGGATCGACTGCATTCCCTGGGTCGTGGCCCACTGGGCGCGATCTCGGATGCCAGAGAGCACGATCTCGCTCCTCTCGTCGGTGAACACCACGACGACCTCGACTCGCTCGTCTCCGATGAAGCTGGTGACCCCGGTGATCTGTTTCGGGAAAGAAAAATCGCCTCGGCCCTCGCCCTCGACTCGCTCGGTGAACTTGATCGGATCAAACAGATCAGACGCCAGAAGAACATTGCCGCGCGCGACCCAGAGACGTCCCCCAGAGAAGGTCATCCAGGTCCCGGTCGGGGTCTCGAGATTCGGAGCCGCCTCGACGAGGTGCCGCGATTCCTCCCCGTCCCAGTATGCGGCCGGGGTCACGCCGTCCTGGATCATCAGCACGTTGTGCGACGGCACGATCTGCAGCGTCTGATCGGGCGCGGTCGTGACGGTCTTCTCGGCGACCGCAAAATGGACCATGTCGGCATCTGCCGAAAACTGAAGATTCTTAAGACGAAAATCTTCCCAGAATCTTGGCTGCTCAAGAGGAAACGGCGCAAAATAGATCTTTCCATCGACGGCAAGAACAAGGTGATCGTCGCGGCGCCCGTCTTTGGTGACCTGAAAGTGCGCCATTCCCTGAAAGTTTCCTTCGGGAAGAGTGAGCCGCATGCGAAATCCGGGTCTCGTCTGGATCACGCCGCCGCGGTTCACGACGTTGACTCCGCGTCGATACTGATCCTGCCGAAGAAACCACGGATGCCGGACAGAGTTCATTCCCGACATCCATCCGGCGTCGACACTCACGAGCCGTCCCTGGGTTATCGCGGGAGATTGCATGGCCTAGTCCATCCAGTCATCTGGCCTGGTTGTCACGTCGGCGTTGATCTGGAATGTCGGGGCGCGTGGTCCGTCGAGCGCCCGGTTTCTCTTGTTGAGGTATTCCACCGCGATCAGGCGATACTGCTCCGACTCGGCGATGAACTTCTTGAAGAGCAGTTCCTGCGACTGGACCATCATGAGAATCGCCATGCGAGAATCCAGGTTGATGAAGTCTCTCTCGGTCAGCACGTCGAAGGCCCGGCGGCGATACTTTAGACGGACGGAGGTGGCCGACTTGCTGACTCTGATGCGGCGGTATGCCGGGACTGTCTCGGTGGGATGGATGTCTCCAAGAAGCGCGATGTTTCCGGTTCTCGACGTGTCCCAGGCATAGAGTCGGATGTATCCGTCGGTGATCGGTTTTTCAATGGAAGAGACGGTCTGAACGGACACCGGCGCGCGGGAAACAATGACTCGCTGGGTTCCTGTTCCAGACGACAGAAAGGTGATGCGTCCGGCCGTCGAGGGAGCGGCATTTGCCTGCGCCTGCGAGGGATACAGCTCGATCTGGTCGTCATCGATGGACCTGAGATAGTAGGTGGTCGACGGAAGAAGCGGCGACGGAAGCGCCGAGCTCGTCACCGCCGTGAGAGCGGTTCCAGTGACAAATCCATGGTCTAGAATGTCAAGCGACGTCGCGGCCGGAGCCGTCACGGAACGAGAGATCAGCATCTCGTGAGTCCCTGATCCCGCGGTCGTCAGCGGAACAAGCGCGCCTGCCGTCGTGTAGACCTCGATGGTGTCTCCCACCACGTTGGCCCGGTAGTCTGTCGCGGTTGCAAGGGGAGCGGGCAGTGTCCCGGTGGTCGTGAAGCGAACAATCGTGAGGTTCTCGAGAAACGCCGTGAAATCGACATCGAGGCTGTTGTCTCGGGGCGACACGGTCACTGATCTTGCCCTCGAGAGATACAGCGTCTCGGCGCCGGCGGTCGTGGCCGAGAATCTTCCTGTCACCGTGGGAGGAGCCGCGTTTGCGTTGACGGCCGAGTCATAGATCTCAACGAGCGAGTTGCTGATCTTGCGGACATAGTAGAGAGTCGACTGGTCGACCTGCGACGGAGCAGTTCCCGGCAGAATTCCGGGCGTGTAGAATCGGACGGCATCGCCGGTCGAGAGGGCCGTGGCGTCCACCGACCACTGCGGAAGAAATCCCACCGAGAACGAGCGCGAGATGGCCACGTAGAGCTGCCCAGATCCTCCAGAACTGATTGCGACCGGATTCGGGATCGTGTCATTGAGCGAGAATGTCGTCGCGGTCAGCGGGGCCTCTCCACGGTAGACGGTCTCGGCCTTGATGGGATCTGGAAGTGTTCCGTTGGTCGTGAACCGAACCAGACTCCCGCCCTGCGGCGTGAAGGTCACGGCCGGGGCCGAGGTGTATCCCGTCCCACCGGTGATGACACGAACCGAAACCACGGCTCCACCGGCAACGATCGCCTCGGCCGTTGCGCCGGTTCCTCCGCCTCCCGAGATGGTGACCTTTGGCGAGACGTTGTAGGCACTCCCACCGGCACCGACCGAGACGGCGACAACGGTCTGACTCGAGAGCACGGCAGTTCCGGTCGCTCCCGAGCCGCTGGGGGCACTGAGGTTGTGCGGACTCGCCGTCGTCACGGTGCTGCTTCCGCCGCCAGCGACGGTTGCCGCGATGAGTTTCACGAGCGAGTTCGTGCCGACTCCAAGCGAGGTCAGCGCGATCGGATTGGCCCCAGTCGAGGAATCGACCGCGGTGGAATGCAGCGACACGGTCGTCGCGCTCAGGGCCCTGACAAAGTATGGCGTGTTGGCGATCAGAGGCTGCGGAAGTTCTCCTCCGGAATTTGAGGCCGTCACCTGGTCTCCTGTGACAAAATTGTGCAACAGGGAAAAAGTCAGCTGGGTGAGCGGATACATCGGCTTGAGAATGCGCGCCTCCGCCGAAGTTCCGGGAGTCGTGGCGTTGATCGGGTTGGTCGCGTTCTCGCGGTCGCTGTCGTCGCCGTAGACAATGAAGCGGTCGGTGGCGATGGGAGACGCCGCATAGGTTCGAGAGGCCTCAAACGGCAGAGGAAGCGGTGATCCAGTGAAGGCCACAAGATCTCCCTCCGAGATGAGGTTGGCTCCCGAGGTCACGAAGCAGGTTCTGGCCCGGATGGCCCGCGTCTCTCGGAGCGTGATTGAGGCGGCTGGATCGACGGTCGTGAAGAGGATCGGGCGCTGGTTTGTCTGGGCATCAAGTCGGGTCGCATAGAGCAGCACGCTGGTCGAGTCGACGGCTCGAATGAAATAAAATGCCCCGTTGATCAGGGGCTGAGGAATCGACCCGGAGGCGAGCTGCACCTGCATCTGGGCGGCCGTGGCGAGACCGTGGGCCGTCCCTGAGACCAGCAGACCAGTCGGCGTGGTCTCGAAGAGACGAAGAAACGGGACAGAGGTCGGGGCGGCCGTGGGAGCTCCCGCGACATTGACTGCAAAGGTCTCGGTCCCGTCGATCCAGTCGCCATTCTCGAGCTGCTGACGAAGTTCTCGGCCATTCGCGTCGATTCCAAGGACTCGCACGACGACGCCGATGTCGGCCTCTGAGTCGCAGCGGGCGATCAGGGGACCGGGAGTCCCAATGTCCATGAAAGAGGGCACGGTCCCAGAGTCATCCCACGCCCACGGGACGACGTGGTCGTCTGTCAGTCCGTCGCCATTGAGATGGAAGCGGAAAAATTCGTCTCGCATGAAGGCCGGAATGCCATTGACGGCAACTGCCAGCGGTGTCTCGACCTCGCGCGGAAGAGTGACGGTCTGACCGTCAGAGAGGGTCATGATGTCAAGGGCCCCGATGTTCGCGGCCCAGTCGCCCTCGTCCTGGAGGGCTCGAACTGCCTCGGAGATGCGACGAAGGGCCTTCTGCCGGTCGCACCGACCGAGGACCTCGATCACCTGGTCAATGATCTCCGAGACAAACATGTCCAGATCATGCCACTGGCGGAATCCCGAGTCGGCTGTCGGACATCGCCGAGAGCTCGGCCCCGAATCCAGAAAGATCGGCACCGGTGGCAAGAACCTCGTTCATTGTCTCGTCGGCCTTCACGGCCTTCTCGTCGGCCTTGAGTTTTGCCTCGGCGGCTCCGATCGCCTGGCTCAGCCCGGCCAGGAATCCCTTGGCAAGGTCAAACGTCGATCTCGGCAGCGTCAGCTGAATCTGGGGTTCTGGCTCCTCGGCCATCGTGTCGGTCATTCCATTCATGGTCATTTCTCCTCGTCCTCGGTTTCCTCTTCGGACTCGCGGAGACCCTTCTCGATCTCATCCTCGCCGTCCTCGGAGATCTCTCCAAATTCGATTCCCATGACCTCAAGATCCAGCGACGAGGTCTTTCCGTTCGGGCCCTCAGAGTCGGTCTTCGAGACGATCCTGAAGCGGATCGTGGCCTCGCCCTCGGTCCCGACATCGGGCGCATCATCGATTCCCTCTCTTCCAGAGATGTAGAGAGACGGATAGGTCATTTTTTCATCCGGCATCGCGGAGACCATCTCGATCATGCCGGCGGATTCTGAAGATTTTCCAAGATTGATCATGATCGTGACTCGTTGTGCAAAGTTATCTCTCGATGGAACATTCTGACATCACAGACTTCTGTGCAGAAGTCACAGAATCTTTCGGAAATAGAGGGCACTCCTGCCTCCCCAGACGTGGTGGGGAGAATACAGCCGGAAGCCGCAGGAAATGAGCGAATTCGCACTCGCAAGATTTGATGGAACCACGTAGGTCACGAGTTCTTTCAGTCCGACTCGGCGAGCCTGGGCGATCCGTCTCCGGATGAGTTCCTTCTGCCGTCCCTGGCCTCGCCAGTCTCGCAGGACTCCGACCCTCGATAGAAATCCCAGTCCGGCGTTGTGCCTGGACGTGCAGGGACGCAGGGCGGCATAGGCGACGGGCGTCCGGTCCTGTTCCTCGATCCACCAGTAGCAGCCCTCGACGCGGACGCGCCAGTCGGCAGGAAAGCACAGCTGGTCGAGACGCAGAATGGTGTCCCGGATCCACTCCGGGCACGAGTCTGGCCTGGCGACGAGCCGGGTCATGGCTCACAGGATGTCGAGATCCCTCCCGAATGCCTTGCTCGAGGGATACGTGGGCTTGCAGTGGGGCCACGTGATCTTCCAGCGCTTTCCGTCCTTTGAAAGAATCCCGACCTTCCCGGAGCCGCGGCGGCGTCGCACCCGGGAGCCCTCCATCGGCTCTCTTGCGGGCGTGGGCTCGTCAGATTTTTTGAGATCTGCCGCGACCGGCGTCTCGTTCTTGCCGAGCTCCCGGTAGCCGGTGATCCGGACCAGGCGCTTGAGCTTGTTGTCCCAGACCGTGAAGTCCTGGCGCTCGACCGTGCCGGCACGGATGCCGGGGGCGAGAAGCGAGGCCACTCTCTCGGGACTGCACTCGAGCTGTTCGGCCACGTCGTCGCGGCTCGACCAGCCCCTCGGCCATGCATAGGCCGCGGCGTTTTGTTTTTCCAGTATGGATTTCCAGTTAGGCATCTGTGCGGTTTCCTTTCAGTAGCATGCCGGCATAGCTCTCTCCGGCGTTGATGGTGACGTTGAACATGCTGAAGTTGCCGGTGGCCCGGGAGATGAAGCGGACCAGGTAGCCGTGGGTCCACTCGGTCGGCCGGGTGTTGGCGTAGAGAGGCTGGCGCTTGCACAGACAGCCCGGATTCCAGGCACTGACCAGGCCGATGCCGGGAATGTGCTTGGGCTTGAAGCTCGCCCGGTGGGTGTCGAAGTAGCAGATGTTGCCGCCGGCCTTGGCCAGGGCCACGTCGGCCGCGTCCTTCGAGTTGCTGATCTTGTGCACGTAGAACATCTTGTCGAGCTTCACCCAGCCCGGCGTGTCGCAGCCCTCGTGGAGGTGGCCCTGCCGGTAGTAGCGGATGCCACGTTCCCTGAGGCGCAGAACGTGCTCGGCACAGAAGGTCTTGCGCAGCAGCTCGACGTCCTTGTGGTGGGCGAGTCGCTGCGTGAGGGCCCAGCGCTCGACGCGCCACTCATGGTTGCCCTCGAGGTAGTGGATGTCCGGGCAGGAGCTTGACTCCATGATCGCGTCGAGCAGCCCGTTTGCCACGGCCATGTCGTCCTCGTAGCTGTCGTCGGCCTCGGACACGTAGCCCAGGACGTGGTGCTCGGCCAGGAATCCGCCGCAGTTGATGAAGTCGCCTCCGATGAAGATCCGGTCGGGGCGCAGGATCTTGAGATCACCGAGCAGCGCCGAGAAGGCCGCGGGGTCGACCTGGTTGCCGTGCACGTCGGAGAAGATGACCTCGACGATGTCGCCCTTGCCGGCCCTGGGGCTCGAGGGCCTCGGCACCTGGATGGCCTTGCGGCCAGCGGTGCGGGCACGCTCGAGGGTCTTGACAGTCTCGGCGTGGGCCTTCCGCTCGGCCTCGAGCTGGGCCTGGGTCTCGGCCAGTCTGGTCTGGTGATCCGCGGCATGGGCCGCCTGCGCGACCTTGCCCCAGTTGGTGTCAGTGGTTTCTTTTTTCATGGATGTTTCCTCCTATTGTGTCGCCTGAAAGTGCATCGCGTCTCTCGACCAGAAGGCTCCCGCGGAGAGCCAGCCCTCACGGGCAAAGATCTCCATCACGTCGAGCGGCATGTGGGCCCTGGTCGGCCAGTGCGCGTGCAGGCCATTCCGGCTCGCGTCGAGATCAATCGCGGCGGCCCGGGCATGCAGACTCGGGAGGGTTCCGCCTCGCATGTTGCGGTTGGCGTAGATTCCAAAATAACGGTTGACCCCGGCCTCGGTCCTGGCCTCGTCGGTCTTATAGCGCTTCCCGAGCTCGTTGAGAATCCGGGAGAGACTGGGAGCGAGCCTCTCGTGGACTGCCAGCGTCCGGATGGTCTCCGGCCCGTTGTAGAGAAACATCCTGTAGGGAACAGAGATCCGGGCGGTCGAGACCGAGCCCGCCGGGCCGTAGAACGCCGTGAGACTCTTCTGATCCTGCCTCGGCCACGGATTCGGCCTCGGCATGAGGGCCCGAAGATGGCGCTGGCAGGCCAGGATGGACTTCGGTCCCCAGAAGCCGTCGGGTTCGACCCCGACCGACTCCTGGAGGATCTGGATCTGCGTCTTTTTCATCGCTCGGGCCTCACGACCTGCTTGCCGTCGCCGGGCTCGACCGAGACGGTGACTCTCTGGTTGAGAAAGTCATAGCCGAACCCGATCCTCGGGGTCACGCAGCCCGAGAGCAGCGCCGCCACGATGAAGGCCAGGATGATGACCACGAGCGCCGTCTTCATTTGCGCGAGAAGCGGCCAATGAAGGCCGCGATTGCACGCAGCGTCTTCTCAGGCTGTTCTCCCGGGATGAGCGCAAAGACCGCGATCAGGGCCAGGATGAGGCCGTTGGCGGCCGCGATGAGTTCGAGCCAGTTGAGCCGGCTGACGAGTTGGATGATGTCGTTGATGTTCATTGTTGTTTCTCCTCTGTTGGTTGTTGGGTGAGTTGTTTTTCGATACTCATCGCCACCGGCAAGATGCCCGCAGCAGCGTTCAAGCCGCCCGCTTTGGTCGCAATGTCGAGGCACTGCATGACGACCTTGGCCTCGGCTTCCGTGAGTGTGACTTGCTTACTCATTGGGCTGCTCCTGTTGCGCGGCAAGATAAGCCTGTGTCGCGGGAATCGCGGCGAGGACTGCCTCAAACGCGGCGGCGAGTTCGGGAACCGCTGCCATGATTTCGGGCGTCAGCGGCGCGGTCATCTTTTGGACGAGCGAGCCGTTGGCGAGTTCGCCGCTCTCGGTGGCGGGCAAAAGCTCCACGGTGATGCTGCCGGAATCAGCGGTCGGCTGGATGGCGGACAGACTGTAAACGTGGAGCCTGTCGTAGACCTTGGCGGCTACGGCGGGTGTTTCGATGGGTGTTGGATTCGGTATCATAAATTAGGTGGCGATGAGGCCCAAGGTGCGGAGGCGGGCGAGCAGATCGTTGAGGCGGTCTTGCGTGCTGGCGGCGTCGGTTGCGTCTGCCACGGCGGCTTGCTGGACTACGGGCGTTGCGTTGAAGAATCCGACCTTCTGCGTGGTGCCGGTGCCGATCTTGGTGCCGGTGGTGGTGTCGGTGACGATGTTCCGCGTGGAGGCGTCGAGGTTGCCGTGGAGCGTCAGCGCACCACATAAAAGCCCGCCAAAACCAAGGTCGTCAGCGGTTCTAATTTGTAAGGTATTTGAGTTTCTTTTTAGGGCCACATGAGCACTGGAGGCTCCTCCGATTTGTATCAATCCTGTGGTGCTAACGATAAGCCTCGTCACCCCATCCGTCTGAAACTCCAGCGCCCTCGCCGTTCCGCCGCCAGATCCCTTCTCCGTGCCAACCTGAAACACGTTGCTGCTCCACTTGAGGAAACCGCGCTCGTGGTTCGTGTCACTGGTGAAGGTATTGTATATTCGGAAGGTTTGGGCGTTGGTGGTTTGTCGTTGCGCGAGGATATGATCTCCGTCTGCTATCAATGCGGTTGCTCCCCCAGAAGTAAATTGAAGCTCTCCTCCGCGAATCCTTACCGCGCTGCCTGTGAACAAAACTGGATTGCCGCCGCCAGAAGTGGCTATACGAAGTCCGCTCGACTCATAAAATCCCGAACCCGATCCCAACTCTAACGATGGGCCAGTGAGCGTCGGGGCAAACGTGCCAAATGTCACGCGGTTGTCAGCATGGACTCTAAACACTGAAGTTCCGCTGGATTGAACATCAAGAAGACTTGAGGAAGCTGCGCTTGCGGTATTGGTGACGTTGATGACGGCTGCGCTAAATCGTTGGCGACCAGTTAATGTGGCAGAGCTGCGATTCTGCGAGGTGCTGATGGTGTAAGTGCCGATGCCACCTGTTCCTGTGCCGAGGGCGGTGATGCGTGTATCAAGGGTAATTGTCCCACTGCTGGTAAGCACCATTCCCACCTCAATAGTTCCAGAAGTGACGGCTGTTACGGTGAGCGTGGTGCCGCTGGTTGATCCTGTGAAAACTGCTTCAGAGTTCCAAGTCTGCGCCAGATCCAGCACAGGCGCGGACGCCGTGAGCGTGCCGTTGTTGGCGGTGAGGGTGGTGAAGGTGCCTGCGGCGGGCGTGGTGTTGCCGATGGCGGGCGGGGCGGCGAGGTAATTGCTAAAACCCGTCCCGCTCACCGTGCCGCTGGCCGAGAGATTCGTGGCCGCAACCGTCGATGCCGTGGTGCCCCCAATCGGCGTATTCTGGATCGAGGCAAACGTGACATTGTTCGCGGTGCCGAGTCCGAGCGCGGCGGCGTCGACGGGTTCTGGGTAGAAAGTGGAAAGGAGACTCATGGCGTGTTGAGAGTGGTGCGGGCGGATTGGACGGCTTGCTCGAAAGTCAGCGGAGGCTGCGGCCAGTCGTTGCGCGGCGACGGATCATTGGCAAATGTGTCGAGGATTGCGTTCAAGTAGCCTTCCAGAGCGTCGAGTTCTGGGCTCTGCTTGCCCGCGGCTTGGAGGTTAAAACGCAAGTAGAGCAACGTGGGCTGGCGTTCGCCACCGAGGCCGACGGATTTGAGGTGTTCTTCGGCGGTGATCGGTTCGGAGGTGTTGACCTCTTCCGCTTGCTCCCAGTCGGCCGGAAGGTCGGTGTCGGGAATGGCGCGGGTGCCTTCGGGCGGTTTCCAACCGGCAGGCTGGTCGGGGCGAACAAAGGTCACAACCTTGCCGTCAGATTCTTGGACTATGGCGATGGCGTTGTTCATAAATTAAAAGCAGACAATGCGGACAAAGCCATCGCCGCCGTTGCCGCCTGCACCGCTGTTGAATCCGTTTAGCGCAGCGCCACCGCCGCCACCGCCGCCGCCCAATCCGCCTGCGTTGGCTCCGTCTTGAGCGTTTGCGGTTGTGGAAGCGTTTCCGCCCCTTGCGCCTGTGCCGATTGCTGGGCTTAAATCGGGCAGATACAGAGCCGCCCGAACGTCAGTAAAGGGAGATCCACCGATTGATCCTCCGTTATAGGCAGTTGGCGTTGCGTCGATTGATCCGCCCGCCCTGCCTCCTTGTGTGGTGTTGTTGTTGGAACCGCCGCCGGGAGTCCCCGTTAAGCTGCCCGCAGTGCCACCAGCGCCGTTGCCGCCTGTTCCTAAAATTGTCGCCCCGGCGCTAGCTCCAGCCGTGCCGCTTGTGCCCAAGGTGTTGTTGCCACCGCCGCCACCGCCACCTCCCGCGCCAAAAGTCGAGCCGTGGCGCAACGTAATGTTTGGCGTTACCCAGCGCACGCGAACATCGCCTCCGGTCGTTCCTGCGTTACCGTTTTGATTGCTTGCAGTGACCGCCGCCCCTCCCGCACCTCCCGCGCCGACCGATACTTCAATCACCGATCCGCCTGTAATTCGCGTCGCAAAGAATCCAAAGGCACCGCTTCCGCCGCCACCACCGCCAGCGTTTACAGTTCCAGACGCGCCTACGCGCCCGCTTCCGCCGCCGCCGCCAGCGCCGATCATTGTGATTAGCTGATGGTTGCTCCAACTCGGAATGGTAAAAGTCCACACCGATCCGCTGCCGCCCGTTGCGCCTGCTGGGGCGGTTGCGTAGTAGAAGTCGAAGACTTGGTTGGACAGTGCGATGGTTCCGGAGCTATCGGGGACGGTGAGCGTGCAGGTCTGGCCGGCGCTGATGCCGGAGAGTTGGAAGGCTAGATTCTTGGAGCTGTCGCCGTTGTCGAACAGCCGGAAATCGGCATCGTTGAAATCCGACTTACCGCCATTCCCGAAATAAGGCACGACTTTCCACCCCACCGTGGAGCCGACATAGACCAGCGTGAAGGCCGCATCTTCGACCTCGCAGGTCATATTCTCGGCCAAGGATTCGATGTTCGATCCGTTGCGGGCGATGGTGAGGTTGTTGGTGTCGAAGGTTCCTGCGTAGTCGAGGACGGTGACTGTGTCGCCATTCGACGGGGTCGCGGGCAGCGTGAGGGTGAAGGCTCCGGCTGTGGTGTCGGCGGCAACTTTGTCTCCGGTGACGGCGTTCGCGTTGGCGCTCAGGAGGCGGTAGTCGGAGACGGCGATTCTTCCGTCACGATTCGGCGCATCGAGGGTTCTGGTGGTCCCGGAAGATATTCCAGAGACATCGAAGGCAAGTTCCTTCGTGGGATCTGCCGTGTCGTAGATCCTGAAATACTGGCTGTCGTTGACCGAGGGGAACTCTCCGGCATAGTCCCAGTCGGCCAGGGTCCCGTTGTTAAAGAGCCTGACATAGATGCCGGCGGGCTTCCGATTGATGAACCAGACGCCGGAGTCCTCGCGAACGAGGTAGGCGGTGTTGACGGGCGGGGTCCCGACGGTGACCGGGAGATCGGCGTAGAACTGGACAGACCCGTTGACGTATCCGGCTCCGCCGCCACC